CCTCTTAACAAAAACTTTCTTGTAAAATCTACATTTCTATTGCTACCAGTTAAATATTGACCGATAAGTGTTGCTCCTGTTAAAGAATCAGAAGTGTTTACGTATAATTTTATAGAAATTGCATTAGCAACACTTTTCATAAAATTATACGTTAAATAAATGTAACACGCTGAATCAAAAACATCAGCATTAGCAAGTAATGTAGCTACTTTTGTTTCTGTAACGGTACCTGTTAAAGTTGTATTTCCAACCGAAGCTATTGGAAGTCTTAAAGTATTAAATTGTGTTAAATTAGTTTTTAAACCCAAAGCATCAAACACCGCATTTTGTGAAGGAGATTTGTCTATAACTGCATCAGTAATGCTATCCTCAATTATAGTTTTATTTTTCCAAAGTAAAGTTGCACTATCATAAACCAAAGCTTGGTTATTTGTCGGTGCATTACTTATTAAATCGACATCGTGTATTTCTTTTAATTCAAAACCATTTTGTACTTTAATTAGTATTTCGCCAACTGTTGCACTTACTCTGCTAACCACACCTATAAATACTAAATGTGCTGGTGCATACGGCTTATTTGCTAAACCATAAATTAAATCTCCATTAACACCTAACCAAACTGGGTCTCCAATAGTAGCACTATTTGTATTTAAACCAGTCAATAAACCATCAGTAACAACATTTACAATAGCATTTGTTGCTCCTGTAGTTTCAAGTAATCCTATTGTTTTACTTGAAGTAGCTTCTGTTGTATTTGATGCTTTAGAAACAAGTATGTTAGTTCCATTTGCACCACTTATATATACCGCTTGTCCTTTATTGATTGATTGGCTTAATTTAACAGTAATTCTGTCAATAGCATTTGTATTTACATTTGCAATATCATCTAATCCAGCAATTAAATATGTTCCAGCTGGTTTATTATTTTGAACCTGATAAAGAGTTTCTTGTCCTTCAACACCAGAAGTTCTATAAGGAATTTTTAAAAAATTAACTCCAAAATCATTTGTCGCTATGCATCCAACTCCATAATCTAAACTATTGACTATTGCGGCTTCTATATTATTAATTGTGTCATAGATAGCGGATACATTCTCACTTTGAGTTAAAGATTGATATGTATTTATACTTGTAATGTTATTTGTTATAGACAAACCAAATTGCCCACCAACAAAACCAAAGCTATAAGTATAATCCCCTATTACCTGACTATAAAATCTACCCAAAGCCATTACTTGTTGTAATGTTTGTGTGCCGCCACCACCAGCAACTGTATTAACATTTATAGTTGTTAAATTAGGTTGTACATTTAAAGTAACTGTCTCAACTACTGGATATATATTTATGTCTATTGTATCTGGCATATTATCGTGTTATATCGCATTCAATTAAAAAATTTCCACTTAACCAAGTCTTTACGCTACCATCTGCAAACGTTATCTGCAAATCATACTCATACATTCCACTTGCTATATTTATAATTTGTTTGTTTATCTTAAATAAGCCACCAGCAGCATTAGTTATAGTTATTCCAACACTTGCTACCGAAGTTAAATTTAAAGCTATTAACCCTCCGCATTCTGCTCTTAGTTGCATTCTTATAACTGCACCTGTTAAGTTTAAAACTACGTTGTTTTTAACAATAGCAAAAGGCACTTCCTCAAAAGTATCTCCCTTTATATGTGTAAAATTATAACTCATCTTTTTTTGTTTGCTTTGTTAAATATTCTTTCATCTTTTCTAAATTCTCTTGCTTAATTTTGTAAGCAATAAATTTGTTTTCTAACTTCTTTTCGTCTTTTTTCATAATACCCAAGTACAAGGATTTGCTTTTTGGTCCGGAAACATATCACTATCTTTATTAGTATAATATTCTGGAAATTTAGCACTCGCATTTATTCCCATATAATCAATAAATCTTTTAGCATAAAAATCAGCAAATGTTCTATGCTTTTGAACTAATAAATCTAATTCCTCTTTTGTTGGTGTTTCACTATTTTCTGAACGATGTTTAAATACTCCACCATTTCTTATCTGATAGTTTGCAAAAGGCAAATAATCTACCATAGCAAAATGTATAAGCATAGGTTGTACGTAATCTTTTACCAAGTTTAAATAGTCTCCGCTCAAGGTAGATGCATTTATTTTAGTAGTAATAGCATCATATAATTTTGTTCCTAAATAATTCTGTAAGTGCATTTGTTGAGCAATTTTAATAAACTGCATAAACAAGTCAGCATCTACATTTCCATTAAGGATAGTATTTGCTTTTAAATCTGTTTGTGTTATAAATAGTGTAGTAGCCATATATTATCCTTTATAATTTGGGTGGTGTCCATTGTTTGGCATATCTTTTGGTGCTGTTTCCGCATCATTTATACCTGCTGGTCTTGGTTTATATCCATCAATACTTTCAACCTCTTCACTCGATGATAAAGACTTATCCGCATAAGGTGTTCCATCAGTTTTACTCTTTAGTCTATATAGGTTTTCATTCCATACGTGACCGCAATTAACTCCGCCTTTAAATCTAAATAAAGAATAGTTTTCGCCTTTATGTCCAAACTCATTATTTACTCCTTGAAAACTGGCTTGGTCTATATCTTCTTTTCTATAAACAACACCACTATTAGTTCGTGCCATCATATTAACACAAAATTCACGAGAATTACTACTTGCATATTTTTGTATATATTCATATCTAACTTTATAGATATTTTCATCTAAATAACTACTTGCATTTGGATTGCTCTTTATAAAGTCTTTTAGTATTGTGCTTTTAAGTTTAATATTGCTTTTTGCCCAATCTTTAATATCTATATTCTCATCACAATATTCTCTTTTATCTACAAGCTCCCACTCATCTGATATTAATTCTCCTTCAAATGAGTTAATGTCATAACTTCCCTCTTCGCTGCTTAAAGTTTCTATTGGTTCTTGTTGTTCTATTGTTGATTTTAATCCAACTAAAGACCTAATTTCGTCAGCAGTCATACTTTCTAACACCTTATTAGCTACCAAAGGACTTAAACTATTAATACCATCTATTATGCTTGTAGATTTTTCGCTAATTGTTAACTCGTTTTGAGCATCTAATGGTTGTAAAGTTTTAAAGTATAGATTTAAATTAATATTATTAAAAGCTAATACTTTATTGAAGTCTTTAATTAGTAAATTTTGAAAAGGTTTTATAACCGTATTCTGCATTAAAATTGTAGCAGTTTGTAATTCATCAGCATTATTACCAAACCCTGTATTATCTTTTATTCCTAAAAGTAACGGACTAATAACTCTATGCGATACCATTATTTTTCGCATACTTTCATCACTCAAAAACTGATATTGATTATGTGCATCAGATAATTGAACTGGAGTAATACTTGCTGAATAATCGTTATTATCATTAAATGATAAAATAAACCTACCAGCGTTTGATGTGCCACTAAACTTTTGTGTTATACTTCTTTCTATATCTCTTTGCTCATCTTCTGTTGGTGTTCCGTTGTTAAAATTAATTAACATACTCGGAGCAAGTCCATTCATAATATTATTTAAATGGTAATTGCTTATTTCCTCTTCTAATTCACAATACTGTAAACCACCTTGCCAATCTGGTGGACTGTAATAATAAAATCCTGTCTTATATGGTTTAATGTATATTATTTCTTCTTCTCCATTACCAAAGCCAAAAGCTGGTATTTCTATTGGTTTATTTTGTCTGTTTATTTTTTTCCAATCTTCTGAATAAAAGTAAACTTCTACTTCGCCATCTTCATTACATTTTCCACTTCTTAAAGTTTCAATAGGAAAGTGATTTACTTCAACAATTCTTGATTTATCAATAGAGTAAACAACTTGCATAGCACATTGTCCCATAGCTTTTAAATCATAACATAGTCTTTCAACTGTATCATTATCAAATAATAACATAGCTTGTACATATTCTTCCGGCTTTAATGCTTTGTCTGATGCATCTAATCCTTGCCCAAATATCATTTGACTAATACCATTTACAATAGCATTGTTAGTAGGACTACCATTAATTCTGTCCTGTATGTAACCAAAATAATTATTGTCTTGTCCGTAACCTACATACTCTTGCGTTCTTATTTCAACTATTTTAGGACTGGTATAATTAGCTAAATTAACTATTCCAATACCAGCGTTTTTAGTTTCTTTTATTGTTGCTTTTTTTCTCATCTATTGTATTACGATAAAATCGTTATTGTTTGTATTTAAATTTAAATATTGGTTGTTATTTATTGAGTAATTTACAACGCTTTGGTTGGTCGAAAATAACTGGTCTTTATATAATACTTCACTTAATGCATTTAGTACCTTAAACTCAAAGAAACCGCCCTCATATAAACAGTTAATTGCACCTTGTATGTAAACTAAATCGTAAACGTTAGGATATACTTCTATATTGGTAAAAGTAAATTCTTGTTTTGTTTGCTCATCTTTTAACTTTAAAGTTAATATGTCTCCTTCTTTATAACCTCTTGGTATAGTTATAAATGTTTGTAATGCTAAATCTTGGTTTACAACTGTCATAATAATATAACG